TCATATTTTTGGACGAGTTTGCCTACGTCCCAGCAAACGTTGCAGAACAATTCTTCTCTTCAGTATATCCTACAATATCATCCGGTAAAACAACAAAAGTAATGATTGTTTCTACGCCACATGGTATGAACATGTTTTATAAGTTGTGGGTAGATGCAGAGGAACAGAGAAACGAATACGTTCCAATTGAGGTGCATTGGAGTGAAGTTCCTGGCCGAGATGAAGCGTGGAAAGAGCAGACAATTAAGAACACATCAGAAGCGCAGTTCAATACAGAATTCGAGTGTGAGTTTTTGGGTTCTATTGATACTCTTGTGTCACCCGCAAAGCTTAAAACTCTTACCTATAGAACACCTTTAAAAAGTAATGCTGGCCTTGATGTACATGCAAATCCAGAAGATGGTCATACATATTTTATAACCGCTGATGTTTCTAGAGGAACAGCAAATGACTATTCTGCATTTGTGGTTATTGATGTAACAGAAATACCATACAAAATTGCCGCAAAGTATAGAGACAATGAGATTAAACCTTTATTGTTCCCATCAAAAATATATGATGTGGCACGGGCATATAATCAAGCATTTGTGATGATTGAGGTTAACGATATTGGTGAACAGGTTGCAAATACTATGCAGTTTGACCTTGAGTATGATAATCTTGTCATGGCATCTATGAGAGGAAGAGCTGGACAGGTAATGGGTGGTGGTTTCTCTGGTGGTCGCGCACAATTAGGTGTTAGAACAACAAAGGCGGTGAAGAGAATAGGATGCTCTAATTTAAAACAATTGGTTGAAGATAATAAAATTATAGTAGAGGATTTAGAAATAATTAATGAGTTATCAACGTTTATCGTAAAGGGACAATCTTTTGAGGCTGATGAAGGTTGCAATGACGACTTAGTATCTTGTTTATTTCTTTTTGCGTGGGCAACGGATCAACAATATTTTAAAGAATTGGCAGACCAAGATATTCGTGCAACTATGATGAGAGAACAACAAGATGCACTGGAACAAGACATGGCCCCCTTTGGTTTTGTCGTAAATGGTTTAGAGGATGAGAATATAGGTGAAATGATAGATGAGTATGGAACTCGTTGGAATCCTGTGGTTAGAGATTACGGTTCAAATTGGTAAATGATTGAAACTAACTCAACATGTCGTATGTTGTTTAGTGGTGGACTAACAATTAATCCAGACGGACGAATTATTTTGTGTTGTGTTTCTACACAAAAAGAATTAGCACACATATCTGACATAGACAACTTAAACGAATTTTATAATTCCTCTCTATTAAATGAGATTAGAGATACAATGAAATCTGGCTCTCTACCAGAGGATTGGTGTTTCTCTTGCATAAAATGGAGAGAAAACGGTGAGAGTGCAGCCATAGATGATTGGGTTCCACGAATGATTAAATGGAATCCAGATGATGTAAAATATCACACCATTAATTTTTTAGAATTTGCACCCTCTAATATATGTAATCAAAATTGTGCCATGTGTGGTAGTGTGTATAGTTCTAAATGGGTCGAGTGGGATAATGATGCACTTGAGGATGGTTTGACGTTTAGATTTAGAGAAGATGATCAATATGTAACAAACTTTCATAATAAAGTGTGGTCTATGAGTGATAAAGACTTACAAAAAATATATGATATTTTACCCAATGTAAAAAGAATTAATTTAAAAGGTGGTGAGCCTTTTGCTGATAAACGAAACTATGATTTAATTCGACATTGTATTAAACTTGATAATCCACCCCTAATCTCAGCAACCACAAACTTTTCAACAATACCAAATGAAATTATGGATTTAATTTGTGATTATCCTAAATTCAATATGGGCGTGTCGATAGATGGTACAGATAAAGTTTATGAGTGGGTAAGAGGTGCTTCATATCAACAAACGATAGATAACTGTCATACATACATGAAAAAAACTGGCCGTAGTCCAGTGATAACATCTACTCCAACTCTTTATACATTATATTCTTTAAATGATTATATGTCAGAGATGAAAGACTTAGGGTTTAAGTTTCTACAGTTTATGTGGTGCGCTTCTCCCAAATATGTTTCAGTTGAAGCTGAAGAAAATATTGAATATTATAATGAGAAACACAGAAAGTTTCTAAAAACTTATGATCAAGTTGAAGTGATCAATCCCGAAAATCTTTACAAAAGAAAATATGATGTGAATATAAACAAATCACATATAAAATATTGGATTGAGTTTATGAATAAAAAGAGAGGCTTTGATATACGGCAATATGTATTAGAGTTGAGTAAATTCTAAATAAACTCTATAAGATCATGGTCTAATTTAACAAAACAATTTGAACAGACAATATTAGATTGTTTGATAAGGTCATTAACTTCTTTACGACTTTCATCATTCATACCTTTTCGTTTTGTCAGTTTGCGTATTTCATTATTATGAGGATAGAACTTGAGACATACTGTCTCACTTTCTCCACAGTGAACACAGGATTTATCTGCTAGGTACTCGTTTAACCATACTATACGTTGTCTATAATTTCTACGAGCTACCTTTTTGATAGTCTCTTTGTATTTTTCGTAATGTGTTTCCATGATTTTATTTATAAGAATCGGAACATATAAAAAGCATGTTTAGGATTTCATTTTTTATAAATATCTGTAATAACAATAATTGCTCTTAAAAAAATTAAAGGAGTACTACGATGGGTTTCTTAGTTTCGCCAGGTGTACATGTAAGAGAAATCGACCTTACTAATATTATTCCCGCTATTCAAACTAATATTGCTGCGTTTGCGGGTCCATTTGAAAGGGGTCCAGTGTCTTCTGTCACCGCTATTAGTTCTGAAGCAGAATTGGCTCAAGTATTTGGTGAGCCAAACGAAGATAACTTTGAATATTGGTTCACAGCTGCAAATTTCTTGCAGTATTCAAACGCACTTAGGCTTGTGCGTATGGAGTCTGGGATTCTGAATGCTTGTTCAGAACTTGGATTATTAATTAGAGATAATGACCACTATAAAGGTTCGTATAGGGATGGTCAAGGCAGTGTCGGTCCTTGGGCTGCTCGAACTGCTGGAGATTGGGGCAACTCATTAAAAGTTTCTATTTGTGCAACAGCGACTGCATATTCTCAAGATATTACAGGTGCGAACCAAGTTAACGGTTCCGCATCAGACGGTGCAACATCTATTACAGTTGACGATGTTGACCTTGCGAGTAACGTAATTAATGTTGGTGACTTGATTTCGTTCTTCACCAATAGTGGATTTTCTGCTTACGCTACAGGTCACGCAGGGATTGAATATGAAGTAACAGCTCGTGATACAGCAAACAACACACTTACAATTAGAGAAAAAGATAACCCAAATGCAACTGGATTGCGTGCTGACCTTGCTGACAATTCTTATATTCGTCGGCGGTGGAAATTCTACGACTTATTTGATGATGCTCCGGGCACATCACAGTGGGCCACAGATAATGAAAGAGGCACAGCCGATGAAATGCATATCGTAGTTTACGATAGCACAGGTGATTTATCTGGTGGATATGCTGAAGGTGTTGCTGGACAAAGAACACTTGCAGTTCTAGAGATATATGATGGAGTATCAAAAAATAAAAATGCTAAAACACCACAGGGTGGAAATAACTATTATCCAGATGTAATTTATACACAATCTGCATACATTTACTGGATGGATCATTTAGCTGCCGGTACAAATTGGGGCCTTGATCTTGCTCTGTCTAACAATGTTGCTCTTAACGGAACTGACTCAAGTGGTTCTGATGAAGGTGACTTCATTATCTTAGATGGCACAGACGGTTCTTCATCGAATGCTGGTGATAATGTTATTTTCGACGGTACTGATGGAACAGGAAGAGGTTCGGGAACATATGCTGATGTTGACACACCAACATATGATGCTCTCACAGGCGGAACAGATGATTATTCTGTTACTTTGGGAGAAAAGAGGGATGCATATGATCTGTTCAAGAATACAGAACATCCTGATACTGCCAATATTAACTTTATTCTTGGTGGGCCTTCTGTTACGGTTACAGGTTCTTCTTACGGAACTGCTGGAGATGAGTTCGACACACACGGTACAATGCTGACCGATCTTGCAGAATTACGCAAAGATTGTGTTGCGTTTATTTCTCCAGCTCGTCAAGCCACAGTTAACGTTCAGAGTGAAGTAACACAAACAACAAACGTCAAAGACTCTTATGATACACTGCCATCATCCTCTTATGTGGTTTATGACAGTGGATACAAATACATGTATGACAAATACAATGACGTTTTCCGTTTCGTACCACTGAATGGTGATATGGCGGGATTGTGCGCTCATACAG